GACAATATAGGCAATTGAGAGGCAAGGGGTTAAAACCTTGTTGCCAATATGGTGGCGAAAATAGTCAAATTGCGTTAAAAAGTGGCTGTTATTCATTGGCAATGGTGATATAATTTAGATATCAATTGAGAGGAGGAAAGCATATGGCAAATACAATTGATAAATATCTTAATAATTTAGATGTTGAAATAGCATACCTAAAATATGTTGCTGAACAACTAAAATTATTAAATGAAGAATTAGAAGAAAGTGAAAGGGGTGAAAAATATGAATAATGTATTACTAATAGGTAAATTAACAAATAATATAATGTTAAAAGAAGATAACGACACAATGAGTGTATTATCACTAGAAATAGTAAATAAAGAAAATAAACAAGTTATTGAATGTTTATTTACTAACACAGAGTTATGCGAAAAAATACATAAGTATTTAAAAATTAATGATATTGTAGGTGTTAAAGGCCATTTAGAGGTAATTAAAAATGAAATATGCGTTATATGTGATAAAGTAACTTTTTTATCAAGTAAAGAAAGTGAGGTTAAAAATGATATATAATATTATAACTACTAAAGATTATGCTTCTAACCAAGAATTGGAAATTATTAAAAGCGGTAATAAATATTTAATAACATTATATGATATAGATACAAACCGCTCAGGGCATATATTATTGGATAGCATAGACCAAGCAATGATTATATATAAAAAATTTATAGATTTTATTATCAGAGGGTATTTTTCATTTGAACAAAGAAAAAATATTTTAGAAGAAAGTGAGGTAAAAGAAAATGTTTGATTTAATTATAACAGAAGAAGTAAACAATCTTTTAAAAAAGGTTAGAAAAGCACTAAAAGAAAAAGGTTATAAGAAAAGCATAAGTCGGACTAATAGACATATTGGAACAATGCATTATAATCTTATAACTGAATATTATATAAAAGGCAACATGGTATTTGAATTTGAGAGAGATTTAAACGAGAATATTATAAGAACATTTCTTCATTATAATGGCCATATAGAAGAATTTAATCTTGCGGATGTTTTAAACGTAGCATAAGGGAGATGAGCAAAATGACGATTGAAATAAGAAAAGAGTTAAATTTTGAAGATATAAAGAATATGGTGTGGAGTGGTGCTATTTATACAATAAATATGATTGATAAATATGATAAAGGTGAAGAATTTATGAAATTATTACATGAAATATACACCGAAACATCTGGATATTTACCAACAGATACTGATATAAATGATTTTTATGGTTTGAAAGTGATTATATTTTCAAAACTTTAGGGATAACAGATAATGATGAACAATTAGAAGAAAGCGAGGTAAAAGAAAATGAAAATAAATAATATAGTATTATTAAAAAGAAATTATTTAACAAGGGGTAAACGTGGTTGGTTTAATGAAAAAACAGAATACAAAATCGTTACTAATATAACAAAATTAAAACTTGATAAATATTTGAGTGAATTGAATAAAAATATGCGTGTTCATTTTTGGAATATTGAAAATCAATTTAATTTAAAATCTAAAATAGGTAAAATTGAATTTGTAACATATTATTTACAGAATAAAAATAAAATTTTAAATCTAAAAGAATATAAACCATTAATTGATGAATTGGTAGGGTTGTTAAATGAAGTATAGAAGCAAAATAAACAATAATTACATTATAAAACTAACAAGATATGATAATTCATATCTTATTAGTGTTAAAAATAAGAAATATTATAATAACTATATTGATATTGGTTTTATTAATAAATTTTTTGTTAGTGAAGAAGAAATAAAAGAATTAAAATATAATACATACATAATACAAGCATATGATGAGATACTAAAAGAAAGATATGATATTGAGGTGTATTAATGAGTGATAGCGAAAAGTTAGACGAATTAAATAACCATATTAATATGCTTCTTGCTCAATCACAAAATATTGATAATCCATACACCGAAAGCGAATACAGGGCGTTAATACATCAGATAGATAGGTTAACAATCAAACGAGATTTGCTTCAAGATAGGGTTAATAATCAGATAAAAAATCAATCAATAACTAATGATAATTACGATATATTTAGACTAATATTAATTATTATATTTCTATTACCTTTTATAATAGGTCTTTTAATCACTAGATAAAATCTAGTGGTTTTTTATTATCATAAAAAGCCACATTTTCACACATACGAACATTTGTTTAGCCACATTTTAACGCATGGTAACAAGTGTTACTATACGAACATTTGTTTAGCCACATTTTCACGCATGGTAACAAGTGTTACTACTTTTGGTAACAAGTGTTACTAAAAAATTTTTTCTATAAAGGGGGGTTCGATATTTTTGAAAACTAAAAAGACACAAATTATTTTTAATCTGTGTCTTAAGGAAAAATGTTATTAGAAAATATCCAAAAATATATAAACAACGTGTTTTCCCACATATAGATAAATAGGCAAGGTCTCCCTTGGAATATCCCTATTATCATATTTATATATAATATGGGTTCTCTAACAAATCTATTATATCACTTAGGTTCACTAATTGTAAAGGGTGTATTAACTATAACAACTCCACCTTTGACATTTTTAGGCTTCTTTTTTAAATCACTTGTAAACCCATAATGGAAATTATCCCATGTAACTAATTTTTTAACATCATCGTTCATACCAGCACATTTAACATCAAATTTCCAATTCTCAGATTTTTCATCATATATTTCCTCAATATATGTTTTAGCACGTAAAAATCTTGCACGTCTTGGACTACTTTCTAATTTAAAGTACCCTAGTTTAAAATCATCAATTGGAATATTAGGTGGTGTTTTATCCTTTAAGACATGTAAACTATCGGTATCAGCATAACAAAATCTATCAATACATGAGACCGCTGACCGAATAGTTAAATCTCTTGCTTCGGCGGTTATAAAAGACGCCACAGGTGTATATACAGGCTCTCTATCTTCATCTTCTATTGTCTCATATCCAACGGACCCGTCATCTTTTAAAAAAGGTACTTTAGAAGTAGATTTTACGGCACTTGCAAATTTACCATAGCAAGAATTAAGCATAAGTTTAGCAATTGTTCTTTTGCTTGCGTTTTTTTCCTTACCCGCTTCTATTTTTTGATTGTTCCAATAATCAATATAATCATCAAACATACCATAAGCACCCTCAAACATATATCCGTCCACATATTCTATATAATAAATATCGTACATATCTAAAAATAGTTTTAAATCAACACTAGTTAAATATAGTTCTAAAGGTTCAAGTATATTATCATATTCGCATATATATTCAGTTGAGGCAAACATACGATTGTGTTTATCTTGAATACATGGTAAACACCCTTTCTTTAATTTAAAAGTTGCATAGATATGTGCAACATATAAAGGGTATTTATCATTTTCTACATATTTACCTTTATAGTATATGGCTGGTCCTTTTGGAAGCATACAATATCGCATGCGTGAGGGATATAATGAGTTTACATCATATACTTCCAATTCTTTCAAGTCAACATTTTGAAATTTTGGATTACAATAAGTCCACCCACCACGATAACTTTTACGTATAAATTCATCTTCTTCTTTTGATAAAACGGGAAAAAGTTCTCTAAAATTGGTCATAGATTTTACTGAAGCGATAGCGTCTCCTGCTATTGTCATTTTATCAAGTCCTTGACTAAATTGAATATTTAAGGCTTTTGATACAATTATAGTATCATGCATAACATATGATTTTTCGTTTTCATCAAGTTCATAACCAACAGGTCTTTCTTTATTATAATCAATTTCTCCCTTTTCTTCTTCAAGTCCAAAATCTTTTGGTATTTGTTTTACAGGTTTAGGTATCTTTTTTAGACTATCGTAAAATGTTATTAAATTACCATTTTCAAGTTTTACTTCAATACTATAAAATACACCTAGTCCACTAATAAGAGATGTAAAAGTTTTACGTCGCATATATTTTTTATCTTTTACATGAGTATATCCTTGGGTTAAAATATAGTAAAGTATGAATTGGGCGTCGAAACGTAAATTATGAAAAAATACGATAGCATTACCTAGAGTTTCTAGGTGCTTGAAAAAATCTTCAATTGTTTTTCCTACTATCGTATTATCTTCGTTTCCAATTTCAGTAATAGAATAACACCATACTCGACAATCTTCCAAATTTGTTGTTGTTTCAAAATCAGCAACATAACTTTTTCGTTTATTCATATTATTTTCCTATTTTTATATAATGAGTTCTATTTTCAAAATCATTTAATTCAACAAGTGCTTTTCCTTTTTCAACCTCAATAACCTCTGTGGGTGATAAGTCGATATAATTCCAATAAGTTTGTCCATTTTCACCTTTAACTTTAAATTTAATACGTTTACCACCTAGTTTACCTTTGTTATATTCTTCGGTTATTGCTTCTTCGGTTAAACTATTAACATATTCTAAAGCCTCATATACGTCTCTATCGGTAATTCCTCTAGGTTTTAATTCTTTTACATAATTAACCATATGTTCCGTCATGTATTTTAAAACCTCATCACGTAAAACCTCATCATAAATATAATCAAAATCACTAAATCTCTCACTTTCATAAAATGTCATAAAGTCATCAATTGAAAGTTTATCAACAAGTTCAATTAAAAGGTCAGCATTTTTTCCAAAAGTATTATGTAGGGCTTCCATATAATTCTTTTTCATTATTAATTGCCTTTCTAAAATTGATAGTGGGGTTTGATATTTCTTAACACCATAAGCAAATTTTTTCCACGCTCGCTCTGAGGTAAAATAAGACTTATCAATATCAATTTTATGATATTGAGAATACTTAAATTGAAGTTCGTGTTTAGGTGGTCTTAGAGAAAATATTTGTCCATAGGTTGACGAGCCCTTAATTGTAACACCTTTTACCTCATAAGATTTATATTTGAATAAAGCAACTTGTCTACGTACTCGTTCATTACGCCGATTAACAATTTTTCTTATTTCTGTAAATTCTTTTTGAGGGATAGCGGTTCTTGCGATTATTTCTTTATTACCAACATATTTAACATATGTACCCGTTCCACTAACATATTTATGAGTGCTTCTTTTTAAAAAGGTAGATAAACTTTTCTTATAATCATTTAATTCTTTTCTTGTTCTAAATGATGAGGGGCGTATTGTTTTAAATGTATTTTGAATATTAAACTCAGTTGCTAGTCTTTTTACTTTTCTGTTTGCACTAGCATTTTTTTGATATAACCACTTTTTCTCTTTTTTACTTATTCTTAAAGCCATGCTCTAAACTCCTAAAAATAAAAGGGGTATATATTACTATACCCCTTGGTAAGAACAAAATACTATATTGTCTTGATTACAAAAGTTTTACCACCATTTTTAATGTTAGTTTCAACAACTTTAATATCGATAGGGTTAGTCCATGTGTTAGGTTCACCAACTAATTGAATAAGTTGTAATACACTTCTATAAAGTCCTCTTGACCCACTAGCATAAGTTTTTCCGTCTTTATCAACTAAGATTACACGAACACTATATGATAGTTCCCCTGTTTCTTCATCAACTTTTGGAAATTTTTGAAGCACTACATCTTTTAATGAAATAGTTTTATCTAAGTTATCACTAACTCTTGTATCACTATTACCTAAAAGATTAAACAATTTTTTCTTATCTTCTTCATTATTTATTAACATAGAACAATAAGTTTGTTTAGAGGCTTCTTGCATTTCATCCATAACTGTCAACATGTTATTCATTTGTTCTCACCTCGCTTTCATTTAAATTTTTTCTAAGGGATAAATATTAATTAATATTACAAGCAGAAATTTTACCAAAACTCCCTTAAAGATTTTGTTTAAGTACAAAAGAGTTATACTCTTAAATACTTATATTTTTCTGCTTGTAAATTAAATATATCACTTTATTAATAAAATAAAAGCCACACTTTAACTAAAATTACCTTAAGATTTCTTAAAGTATCTTAAGATTTCTTAAGGTTTAGGTAACACATGAAAGTTACTCGAGGCAAGATGTTACCATTTATATTATAACAAATGTTTGTATTAATGTAAATATTACAAATGAAAAAACAACTTATCAGTTGCTTTTTCATATAGATTAATAGATGAAACGGGTATAGAGAAATTTAATTTTTTTCAGGTTAGGTTTTTACAGAGAAATAAGAACTTGTGTTATACGTGCTTATTTACCCGTTTCATATCTATAATATAACATATAAAAGTTTTTAAGTCAAGAAAAAAGGATATAACATATAGTTATATCTTAGGGAGATTAAAAAAGTTAAACGGATAAAAAGCATATAGCGTTACTTCTCCCTTTATATATTATAACACAATATTATTTTATATTCAAATACTTTTGTACATTTTCCATATAACCTTTTATTTTTAGATTTTCATAATAAATATAGCCGTATTCATAAGCATTTTTTAACATTTTCATAAAATGTGAATTAGATTTTAAAATTAGATAATTAGGTTTTAAATGGTCCACGGTTATACAATAAACAGGAAGTTCAGGGTTATATTTGTTTGATACAAATAATTTACCTTTTTTATTATCTATCCATATACCTAGCATTATTTTATCATATTGAATATTAAATCTGTTTATTGCCTCAGGAGTTCTTTTTTCAATAAAATTATAGTTATCCTCTATAAAATCATTATCAATAGCGTATTTTGAATAACCAGTAAGTGAAGCAAGACGTCCAAAATCTGTTTGTTTTTTATATTGTCTATAATTAACACTATTGGTAGTTTCAACAATAACTTGTTCATTTACTTTAGTAAATTCTCCTGTTAGTCGAACATTAAATTCTCGAAAATAAGGGTTATTTTGACTTATTGAGTTAGCAACCATAAACATTTTAACTCGTCTTGTACGTGCGATTGTTTCGTATAAATCAAAAAGACGAAACACCTCATTTTTCAAATAATGATAACTTGACCCTCTAGGTATTAAAAATTCATCAAAACATATATGTGTTACACCAGAATAGTTAACACTCTTTTTAGTAATACCTTTTGATAGGGGTATACCAAAACCCATAACTTTACCATTACAATATAACTTTTTTCCATTAACACTTAATTCGTATTTTGGAAATTCATTATTGGATATAATATCAGAGAAAAATTCTTTAAAATCATCAAATTCAGTTTCATATCTTCTTATCCAAACAAATTGATGTCCATTTTTTATAAAATCTTTAATAAAATATTTTTTCATAGCATATGTTTTACCATTACCACGTTCTCCGATAATCATATTCCACAAATAGTTATATGTAAGTAATTTTTGAGGACTATAATAAAAACTTTCAGGCATAAATTACACACTCCATTTTAAAGCACCACATAGTGATAGTGGCATTATATCTTTTTTATCTACTTTAAATTCACTCCACGTAAACCCACCAGTATCTCTAATAATAGTATCATTAACACCTAAACATAAAGGCATATCATATTGATTTTTAAGTGTATAAGCACCATTAGGTGTAGTGTAAAAGCCATTAAATGCACCTTTTCCACATATCATGTGAGTATGGTCTCCAAAGGAATATCCAGTACTACCAGTATTTGCAAAATGTTCTCCTTGTTTACGTGTATCTCCTATATTATAACTTTGCCAATTATCATCATGAGAAACACTTATACACATATAGTCAACTTTGCCATTTACAAAATTTACTTTTTCTATACTCTGCCACACAATCGTGGGTTCTTTTTCATCGCTCTTACCTTTATAGACTACTTTACAATCAAAAGGTGCATACATAGGACAATCGGGGGTTTTAACCCCGTCAATATATCCTACAAAATCGTATGCATAGTCATCACCTTTATGGCTACCTCTCGAACAACTAAGTGTTTGTAATGGGAATAAAGCATTTTGTAGTCCATTTTTTCCCCTCATTTTTTGATTTTGTTTCATTTATACTCCGTTAGGTAATAACCTTTTTTACCTTTTAAACAAACATATCCATTATAATTTTTTATCCACATGATATCTCCTTTATCAATAATATCTAAAGCGGTTATGGTAGTTCCTTTTCTAATTACGGCATCAGCATTAGGTTCTTTATATTTTAAGGCACGTTTCATTTGAGGGGTACAATTTTTAACCTTTTGATGATTATTAAAACTCATATCTTTATTAATATACATATCATATATACATGTATAATATCTACTATGTTCTTGTGGACTATCTAAAAATTCAAACATTATTCCTTTATTATCAATTATCTTGGTAAAATCAGGGTCAATATAAAGACAATCTTCGGGCTTTTTAGCACCACCCGTGGTATCAATACACCATACACCATTGTGTTCACTCCATGCTCTACCTAGTTTACCACGTCCCATTGTTACATGATTATGAGGTCCAGTGGATAGTCCGTCTTTATATTCATGTACTATTGGTGATTTTTGTTTATATAAATCACCAACTTTAATTTTATCAAATTCTTTTGGAGAAATATGTCCAATAAGAATAGTAACATAATCAGTAAATGTTGGTGTATAAACAGGTTCTACACTTGTTATCCATATTTGATTAGAACGTGATTTATACTTTTTTACTACTATACAATCAAAAGGTGCATAAAAAACACCATTAGGTTTATTATAAGTTTCATCAATTGGATAATCAAAAGGTACATGATTTTTATGATTACCATTATTGTACCCTTGACTTAACCTCATTTCTTTAGCAAAATATATTGCTTTCATACCATCACTCACTTTCATTTTTATTTTTATCTTTATTAAAATAATATGTAAAAACCATACCAATAACCATGCTAGAAGTTTCTATCGGTAATATCTCTTTTACTGCTAAATAGATAAATAAACCAGTAGTTGCTAGAGTTATAATTGTTTTTACTTTAAATAAATTTTCTAATATTTTCATAAAAACCTCCGTCAATTTGTCTTATAAATTTATTAAACATTTTTGTTTGAGTAATTTGATAAGGCAATTTCACAATGTTTTTTCGTAACACTATTATATCCTTTTTGAATATATATATCACATGCTGATAATCTATCACTAATAGGAATACTATCGTTCCATATAATAGATTTTAAACTCATTTGTTCATTAGTCTTAATAGTTAATAATATTTCATTATAGGCATTATCTATTTTTTCATGATATTTTGATAACTTCCATGTATTAGTGATAATGATTATTAAAATACTTACTACCACGCCAATTAACCAATATAGGTTTTTCATTTTTTCTATTTTCATCTGCCTAAATACTCCCACTCAGTTTTTACTTCAAATTTTTGTAAATATTTATCATCATAAATATCTCCATTTTCATTAATAACAATATTTCCTATAAATGGTGTATCAAATTTGGTAGGATAATAGTTAACAACACCTCTTTTACTATAAACAGAATATAGAGTTTTATCATCTACGTTAAAAAACGCATTAGGACTACTAAAGTTAATATTATGTATAGGGTATCCATGATTAGGAATATCTATTCGACTTAACATATTAAATTGTAAATGATAAGGCTCTCCTAAAATTGTAAAAAGGTTTTCATTTTTACTAAATTCTAGTCTATTAACATTACCACTTGCGTAATATGTACCACCTTTAAAAATATTTGCATTTGCTATAGTTTTATCAATTGAAGCATAAATACTTCCACCCGTGGTAGGTACAAACACTATATTTTCTTCAATTTCACCAATAATTATTACTTCGTTATTATTATATGTTACTTTATCAAATTTATTATTTACCTCATCATATAGGTATGAGCCAAAAGATGAAGTAGTTATATATAAGTTATTATTACATACTCTAAATGTTATTAAACCACTTGCCCCAATACTACCTACATTTGTCCAGTTAATTAAATCAGTTGACTTAGCAATGTATGGAATACTTTCTCCATTTTTTAAATAAAACATAAAATAATCGTTATTAAATTTTTTAATAATATAATGATTATTACTAATTAAATAAACATTTGAAAAACCCTCAGGCATTACTAAATTTTCGTATCGTGTTATTTCTTTAGTCGTTAAATTAACCATTTTAATTGAGTAAGTTGTCTCATTTCCACTTACAGAAGAAGCAAAGAAGCACGCATTATTAATATCACAAAAACCCATGAAATATCCATTTTCGCCTGTTGGAAATAATTTTTCTTGTAAAACCCCATATGCTTTTTTATAAAGAACATTATTTTTATATTTTACTAATTTATTTATTTCTCCGTCCTTAGTGATATGGTCTGCATAATAAACTTGTTTATCACTTGTACAATATCTATATCCACCTGTTTCTACGGGTGGAGTAGACACAATATCCACTAAATTAATATTAGTATCATAAATTCCTTTATCTTCTTTATTCCACTTATAATAAGGTGTAGTATTATTAGTTAGTAAGAACGCAACATCTAATATACCCTTAGTAAATACATCTGGATTATTAGTAAAATAAGTATCACCAAAATTATTAATTTTATTTAATATTTCAGTAAATCTATTTAAAATATTTAAAGTTATTTCACTTTCTTTATTTGAAATATTAGTTTTTATTTCATCTTCTTTATTTCTAAATTCCGTATTACTTGTAGTTATACTTGTTTTAATATCATTAATTTTTTTCTTTAAGTCAAGCAAAAATGTATCATAACTTGTTGTTTTACTATCTTGATTATTTTTAATTTCCATTAATATAGGAATAAGTTCATAAATAATTTGTTCCAAAGATTTTTCATTTGCAAAATCTAAGGGTGTTAAAGAAGATATCCACGCCTTGTATTTATCCATTAGTTATAACACCCTCTCTTAAAACTTTTTTACCATTTTCTTCTATTACTACATATAAGTGTCCATTAAAATAATAAAAACAACTTTCAAGTAAATCTACCGGTTTTACTACCCTATCTCGTTTATAATATAATACATCTTCAGTTGTATTATAATAATAAGCAATATTGTATGTAATATTAGGGTTACTACTATAATCTGCTAAAACATATATACTTTTAACAATTGAATTATATAGATTTTTAAAATAATCGGTATTAAGTTGTAATGTAAAATAATCACTTACAGCACTTGTTAAATCAATATTAGCTAGATTTTCATCTACCTCATTAGATTTATTAGTTATTTCTGTGTCTGTTTCGTTTTTATATTCTTCCAAGTTATTTATTATTTCAGTTTCAAAATTTGAATAATTAGATTTTTGCTCTCTTACAAATAGAGATAAAGCATTAGTTAAATCTGTAATAGATGTATTTGTTTCTGTTTTTAGATTTTCAAACATTTTTAATAATTCATTTTCTCGGTCTATTAAAGAGTTTAGATAATCAACTACTTTACTAGTAATTGCTTCTAGTGATACATCATTATTTAACACCATTTCATGATTTTTATTAAAAAATATATTAAGATTATTCATATTATCACCTCAATTTTATTATATCATAACTAACTATAAATTAGAAGAAATAAATCATAAAGTTCATTTATTATTGCTTCTTCCACATTTATAATATTTTCACGATATCTTGATATCATGTCTTGTTTAGAGTAATTTGATAAACCTCTAATTGTTCTTATCATATCTTCATTACCACTACTAGTACCTGAGTTTTCGCTTGTATCAGTGGTAGAGTTTTCATTTGTTGTTATAGTAGTTGCATAATCAACATCACCAATTTGACTTGAAGGAGTATTTTGGAATACTTCTTTAGCGTTTGAAGTAGAACTAGCACTTGCTTGTCCACTATTGGTATTACTATTTTTAGTGTTTTTAGTTTCCGTTATTTCATTATTAATTAATGGGTTATCGTTCATTAAATCAATTGTCCTATATAAATCATTAAAATAAGGCATTATTAAATTTAATCTTTCATTTAATCTTAATTTAAACACACCCCAACTATCAGCACCTAGTTCCCTTGTATAATAATGTTTTAAAATCTTTGTTTCAAGTTCTTTCTTTTTATCTACACTATTATTTGGAAGTGGATAGTCAAAATCAAAAATTTTAGGTCTTGCATATTCGATTATTTCATCAGGTGTAGGCACTTCAAATATATTTTCTAAGGGTGTAAGTCCATTATCTAAAAGTTCTGTTAAACTGCTATTATTAAGTTCTTTTTCACGCCCAGCATAATACATCTCGCATACATCAGATAATCTTAATGTATATCTACTCATTATTTTTCACCTCGTCTAAATCTTCAGTTTCATCTAATTCACTCATTGTTTCATTTTCTTCATATCTAAATTTAACATCAATATTAAGACCAAACATTTCATTAATTAATTTACATGCTTGTTTTCTTGCTTCTAACATATTGGCTCTATTTAAATAAACATCTTCTTCATTACTAGTTATTTCACCTGCTAAAAGACGTTCTTTTTTATCGTCAGAAAAATTTGATATACCTAAATCAGTTAGTGCTTCATTATAATATTTTTTCTTTAATGTATATAAATCAATTGTGTTATTAGGTGTTATCGTATTTTCTATCGATAAACCCTCTACACTTAAATCGTTACTACCAATAATTAATTCTTCGTTATCTTTAATTTGTCTAAAAAGTGCTTTAACACTTGATATTTTATTTTCAGGCACTAAGAATACGTAAGGTCTTTTTAATTGATTAAGATTTATATCAATAGTTCTTTCAACATTAGATATATTTTCTGCGTGATAATATATCACAGGCATTAAATTATCATGTGCTAAATCAGAATAAATTACTACACTATTAGACATATCAAGGTCTCTATTATATCCACTAGGTGTATACACATGATAATCGGTAGGTAGGTCATAAACATTAAACCTACCACCGATTGTACATTGTAAACACATAAATTTATCTAATTTTTCATCTTTAAAGAAACATATATGTCCTTGTTCAACAAGAGTTTTTTCTAAGTATCTAGTATCTATTTCCTTAGGCATATTTATCCACTCAAACATAGATATAGCCTTTTTATATAATCGTTTTACGTTATGAATATAAACACGATTATTTCTTGCTTGGGCATTTGTTTTTAACTTTTTTGCTATCATAAAATTATGTCCTTTCATCATTATTTAAACTATAATTACCAACATCAGTAGTGTGCCATATTGTTACACCTTGATTAAATATAGTTTTTATTTTTTCTAAGGAATTATCATTAATATTCCCCGTTATATTTGCGTCTATACATCTTATATAGTCCCACGATTTTCTAGTACGTAAAAGTGGTGTTTCTATTCTATTATATGCATAGCCATATTTTTTAAAATAATCTTCTAATACTCTTATGTATTCATCAGATATTTGTTTATAAACAAGACAATATCCATTATATTGATTTTGAAATGTAAAATATACATCTCCACCTTGTAAGGATACATTATCCGCTACATTTTGGGCGTCTTGTTTTTTTGCTAGAGCACTTTTAACAGCATTTTCACTTGTTAAATTACCTTGTAGTTCAGTATTTTCAACTTGTTGTTCACTAGTAATAACATTTGCCGCATAATCTCCTAAGCCTTTAATTCCACTACCAGCACCTACTAAAGGTTGTACTATTCCACCACCAATAGTATCACCAACACCTCTAACAAGTGAAGCCGATTGACTAGCCCTTGCGGTATTTTGTGCTAAAACATTATTAAGTTGAGATTGACTAAGAGTTGCATTAACCGATTGATGTATTTGATTAGCATTTCCTTGTAAGTAAGCCGCAGAATAATTATCAACAATTGTTAAATTATTAGGAAAACTATTAATAACACCATTACCGAGTTCCCACCTACAATAATTCAAGTTAACACCTTTATATCTATAATGTTCAACTATATGGGCTTGTTTACTATTTAACCCACCACTTGTAAATGTACGAACATTTATTTGTGTATCATCTAAATACTCATTTTTTATATCAAAACTATTACCTTGTCCGTCTATTAATTGTACAAAAGAATAAGGATACATTAGTAACTTACTTTCAGTAATATTATTTTTTAAATTACCATATTTTGGGAAAGTTCTTAATGTGTTAGCGGGGTTTTTATTACTTACCCAATATCCCATATTTATAAAGTAGGTTTCTTCACTTCCCCATTGAAGTTTAGTAACTTTTAAATCATTAGATGTAATATTAATATATCCACCACTTATTGTGTAACTATAACTAAATGGTGGTTCACTTACAATAAAAACACTTTTTAATGTATTAACTAACTTTTCACTATTTCTAAATCTATCGGTAATAGTGTCATGTGAAGCCATATAGACATCTCCCAATTTCCATTGGGCGATTGTGTTATTAGTTGTTTTATATATTGGTGCATAAAATACTGCTAATTGGTTGGGTATATCCTTAGGTCTTGAATAAATGGCGTCATAATTTTCAACACTAGTAACATAACACACCCAATAAAGGTTGTTATTATATTCTCTATGATCTTTTACAATATATTCACTACCAAAATCTAGTCCCTCATCTTGCGTATTTATTACGGGTGTTCCGTCGTCTTTCCACCTTTTACAATGTTTTCGTTCAATAAAACTTTCTTTAAATTCAACATCAAAACACCACGTTTGCCACTCATCAATCACAAAATCTATATATGAAGCATTAGCACTTGAATATCTAACATTAGTAATAAAAGCATAAAATGTTTTATTTCCATAATCTTTATTAACAAAAGACATATAATTATAATCAAGTAGTGTATCACGATTTCCATTAACTATAATTGTACCATTATTTCTAGTATATGTTAAATTACTAAATGTCTTTTGAGGTAAAGAATTAAAATATGTACTCTGTTCCGCCACCGAACTAAAGTCCATAATATTTTTATAATCTATTGAAAAAGGTACGTTCTTATAGATACGCACCTCGTTCGTTGGTCTAATTACCATTAATTTTTAACCTTTACACTAGCCGTACCAGTAACAGGTTTCGGTTCACTAGCCCCAAATTTTGCAGTGCTTGTGGCTGTTATAGTGATAGCACTAGCGGTTTCATCAGCACCAATAAAGATTTTTCCGTCTTGGCCAATCTTAGTCGCATTTGAAGAATTACCACTTATACTTAATGTATAAGATGTGTCTCCTTGTCCAGTAAAGTCAACAACAACATCAACACTACCATTATATCCTTTTCTTATAGATTGTTCTTTAGGTTCTATGTTTATACTATTGATTGCAAATACAACATCTTCAGTAGTAAATCCTACTGCATTAGCATAAAAACTTGAAGCAATTACTTGTCTATGAGTTAAGAAATAATTCCAATATAAGTGTTTAGCATTGTATTGACTAGTCATTTTATATGTTACATCATATATCATAGCAAAGTCTTTATCAATTAAACCACCTAGAATATTATCAAAATCTCCAAAATCATCAACAAGAACAATTCTTCCTGCTAAAGGTTTACCATAATTTAATTGGAAATTATTAGCAAGTTGTCTAACATCAATTACAGGTGCGATATCAGAACGCATAATTAGTAATTGTTCTTCTAAATTAGTTCTAGTTGCTACACCCGCTCTGTTATATTTTCTACTTGGAAAACTCATAGCATAAGAGTATGTTCTCATTTTTTCACTAAAAGCCTCAGCAGTATTTCTATCAATAGGTTTATCAACTTTAACTAAATAAGAATTAGATAATGTTTTACCAATTAAATTTTTAAATAGAATAAATTCATCAACTTCATCAGCATTATATACACTATCAAGAATACTAGAAACAAATCTTGATAATTTATCATAACTCATGAAAGCCATTTTTAACATATCTTCATTAATTGTAATAGGGTATTGGTCCTCTCTATTAACACTATAATATGCTACTTTTACATCAGGTTTATTTACTTCAAATACATCACATTCTTCACCAGTTTTTGGTGCACTTGCGAATGTATGTGCTTTAGCAATATCAACCATAATATCTTGGATAGTATCACCAAAATCTAACTTACCTTTTTTCAAAAATTTTAAGGTATTAGTCATATTTTTTCTTGTTATATACGTATATCCTATACGATTAACAAGTTCATTTACAAACGCATTAATAGCGGGTTCATATTCCATAAGACTAGCCCCAAATTCTTTAATATTTGCTTGAGTTGCTAAAGGTATTCTGTCAGCAAAATTAAGTTCATTAGATTGTCCAATAATAGCCTGTCTTATGCTATTAAGCATTGCAACTCCATTTGTTTCCGCCTTAGTCGGCATTTTCACTCACTCCTAACATTTCATCAACAATTTCATCATAAGTTTTTGCTTTAGGTTCTTCATCTTCTTCATCTTCTAAAATTTGAGTTTTTTCCTCAACTTTAACTCCAGAATTGAAAAACTCTGTAACCTTTTGATTTTTCAAGGCTTTATAATCTGCCTGTAATTTACCAGTATTATCACTTAACTCTTGATATGCATCTATTCTTGCTTTTCTATCATCTTGCAATGTTTTACATATTTCTAGTTTTCGTTCAATACTAGTATCATCTTTTACAACTTCTTCTAATAAATTGTTGTATTCTTCATCTTTCATATTATCCACCTCTAATATAATTATAACATACGTTCGTGTTTATGTAAATAATATATTTGCGTTAACTAAAATAGCAAAATAAAAAGAAACAATTAATCTTGTTTCTTTTTATTAGTCTCTTTCTTTAATTTACCGCTTTTAATATCATTTATTAATTTTTGTACTTCTACACCATTTTTATATCTAATTTCATCATCAATACCATGCATATAATTTAATAAATATATTTTTTCTCTATCAATTCTTTTTGATATTTCTTTATAAATATAACTTATATGAAGTGCATTAATAATTGTAGCGAGTGCTAGTAGTATAATCGCTATATTCATTATTTATTATCTCTCTTTCTATCTTTACTAGTTTTTAACATTTCTATAACTTCCTTTTCAATATCTTTTGTAGTTTTTCCATGTTCTAGTAAAAATTCATATAATACGCATACCACACTAATAACCTCACCATTAGAACTATTACTCATTTCAAAATTAACATCTACAAGTTCTGTATCTTCGTTAAAATCACTTTTTATCTTTATCATTATTAACCTCACTTACACTAAGTAAATTAATTAAAAAATTTTCTTCACTTTTACTGATATCTTTTTTAAGTCTCATTTTAATTAAATGTTTTATATCTTTCATTACACCTTTATTTAAAGTTATAACTTTATTAATACTATCATATTCAAGTTTTAATTCATCACCTTTATTGATTTCTAACATATCTAATATACTTTTAGGTAAAGCAATTCGATAGTAATTATCAACTTTTACTTTCATGTTTTAACCCCCTTAAATCTATTTGAGTATCATTATACTTAAATATTCCAACAAACACACCTTGTAAGATAATCATTGCGTCTAATATAGTATTACATGCTATAATACATCTATCTTTTTTATGAACAAGCTCAAGTATTCTATCTTTAAAATTATATGTTGCTTGTACTTCACATTTATTATTAAAATCTTTAATATATTCTTCCAAATCTTTAAAACTTGTTTTTGTTGGAATACTAATCATCATTACATCTCTCATTTTTTATTCTCCATTTTTAATTGTTCTTTTAAAATACTAAATCCTGTTATTAGTGCGTCTCTTTGAGTTTCAGTTAGTGTTATTTCCGTTTCTAACATTTTAAGTAAAATAAATTGTATACTACTTAATATCTCAAAACTATCACCCTTTATAACATATACACCTTTCCCAGGTTTAATATTAATTTCACAATCATAATTTTCTTTCATTGATTTTAATAACTTTCTATCATCTTTAGTTAACTTCATATTTGTTATCATATTCCTAACTCCTTTAAACTATACTCTCTATCAATTTCCATACCTTTATACATGGTATTAGGTTTAAAATTGGGTAAATTAATATCATTTGAAAAATTATTAATCTCTTTATATCCTATTGATATGTATTCATATCCATAATATTCTCTTTTAGTAATATAACTTATTTTATTTCTAAAAGGTTTTATTATATAACATAAATATCTTTTTTCTTCTATATCTAATATATCTTTCATTTTACAAGTTACATATTCATGCTTATTAAAATATAATCCAAAATCAAAATAACTTCCGTTATTATCCTTATACATAGTACATAAATCAATAGTTTTTTGCTTTTCAAAAACACGTCCTCTATAAATAAAACTTAAAGGCATTTGTTCATCATTTAACCATAAATTAATAATATCTTTAATAAGTAAATCATTATACATTTATTTTTTCTCCTTTCTTTTGACATGCTGTTGCTATTGATAGTGTTTCCATACATATTTGTACTAATTCTACTTTTGAAAATTTATTATTTTCATTAATTAATTCATTTTCAATATAAATCATTAAACACATTATTACATCAAATTTTGTTGGTTCACAATTACTATAAGGTTCAAATTCAATTTCTCCACCATATTTTTTAAATAAACCACCAAAATTAGGTAGCACTTTTAATAAACTTTCATTTAATATTTTTTCTTTTTTAAAACTTTTCATATGCTTTCTCCTTTCTTATATTAATTATACCACTTTAATTTTTATTGTCAATATAATATTGCCAATATTTTATTATTTCACATAATTTTCACATAAATTTCACAAAAATTTCACATTTCTATTTCCACCACCATATTGCCAACTTACCCTTAACCCCTTGCCTCTCAATTGCCTATATTGTCAGCGTATTGGCATTAATGGGGGTATATACAATGTATATACATAACTA